GGTCGAGATGGCGAGGCTGGCAAGGATGCGATTGAGATTGACATCTTGGAGCAGGTTGATGTCGCGCGCAGGTATCAGCGCGGGACTTATGCAAAATACAAAGGCGGGGTGATTCGGTCATTCCGCATCACAGATCCAATTGATGACGGTGGGATCGAGAAGGCAGGGTGGACTGTTATTTGGGTTGGCATTGATGATGTTTTGTTCGATCAAAATGATAATTGCCGTTCATTTGGGATCGGCGCGCAGCTTTCAAATGGCAATGTCAGTATGAGAACCTTTGCGCTTCCTGTTGTGATTTATCGTGGTGTTTTCAAGGAAGGCATGACATATGCCAAAGGTGATTCTGTAACGTGGGGAGGATCAACTTGGATTGCGGATCGTGAGACGAAGGACAAGCCTGACTTGGTTGACACCGGATGGATTCTGACGGCAAAGAAAGGGCAACCGGGCAAACAAGGGGAGCCTGGCAAGGATGGCAAGGATGGGCTGAAGGGGAAGGATGGACGGGATGCCGGACGCTATTGACCTCGTTGCTTTGCAGAAAATCCCGGTGACAACTGGGATACTCCCGGTTGGGGGCGTATTCCGCGCGAGTCTTGTGGAGGCGAAGCGATTAATTGCATCCGGGAAGGCTGTAAAACGCGCGGAGGCGAATGCAGCTGCTTGGGATGGACTACGCTGGGCTGGCGTGCAAGTTGCCATCCTTGCCAGCGGCCCTAGCATGAGTGACAAGCAAGCAACTGCGGTTCACGCGTGGCGCGCCTGCAATTCTACTCAGCGCAAAGTGATTGCGATTAACACAACCTTTCGGCGCGCGCCATGGGCGGATGTGTTGTATGCTTGCGATTGGCAATGGTGGGATGCCTATCATCAGGAGGCAAAGGAAATTTTCAAAGGGGAATTCTGGACGCAAGCTGAGCAAAGCAAGAAAAAATATGACATTAAAATTATTCGGAGTCGGAGAGGGAAAGGACTCAGCAAAATCCCCGGAGTTATTCATCAAGGTGAGAATAGCGGATACCAAGCAATTGGACTGGCGCAACAATTAGGAGCAAAGCAAATTTTTCTCCTTGGGTTTGATATGCAGGGGTGCCATTGGCATGGGCCTCATCCTGGCAAACTCAATAGGAAAAATATCTATTCAAGCTGGCTGGAGCATTTCAAACATCTCGCGGCGGATTGCAAAGCGGCAGGGGTTGAGGTTGTGAATTGCACACCAACGACGGCGTTGAGGTCATTCCCAACTAAAGGCTGGGCTGAGGTTTTCAAATGATTGCGATTTGTCAAATTCGACAAGAACCAAATTATCGCCGGGAGGCCTTTGTTGTTGGCCTGCGTAATGCGGGATACAGTTTGGTGAATTCAGGTCGTCCAGCTAGCAAAATGGATTTGCTTGTGATCTGGAATCGCTATGGCGGCGCGGCCGCAATGGCAGATACCTGGGAGCGACACGGAGGAACCGTGCTGGTTTGCGAGAATGGTTATATTGGCAAAGATGCGCAGGGGCGGCAGCTGTACGCAATCGCCGCGAACGGACACAATGGTTCTGGTTGGTGGCCTATTGGGGTTGAGGATCGGTTCAGCAAATTGGGCATTGAATTGAAGCCTTGGCTGGATATACCGGAAGGCCATTTGCTGGTTTGTGGGCAACGCGGAATCGGAACGAAACGTATGGCCAGTCCGGACAATTGGCACAATTTGATCGCGAATCAGATCAAAGGTCAGGTTGAGCTCCCAATCAAGATTCGCACTCACCCCGGAACGCAACCAGCTAAGACAACATTGGATGCCGATCTAGTCGGGGCTTCTGCCTGTGTGGTCTGGTCATCGAGCAGCGGAGTAAAGGCATTGGCGACCGGGTGCCCTGTATATTATGCCGCTCCAAATTGGATTTGCGAATCAGCTGCATTGAGGGTGTCGGAAATTGGTCGGGCGCGAATGATGGATGATGCAACGCGGGCAGCAGCATTCCATAAGCTTGCGTGGGCGCAATGGTCTGTTGCGGAGATTGAATCAGGCGAACCATTCCGTGGATTTGCCGCTGCTCTTGACGGGAGAGCGTAGTGCTGACTGCATACCCTGTTGCCGGCAAACGGAAATGCTTGGAACTTTGCGAGGCCTTTATCGAAGGCTCTGGGGGCACAGTTGCCAGCAGCCTGAGTAGACTGAACCCAGGTTCAGCATTCTTTTACGGGGTTGATGGTAGCAACGTCAAATTGTGGAACGCGGTACGATCAAACCCCAAGCAGGATTGGTACTATTGTGACAATTCATATTTCGATTCAACACGACAGGTCTATTTCCGTGTCACAAAAAATCGTTTGCAACATAGTGGGCTTGGCCAATCGACTGGGGAGCGATTCCGCGCACTTGGTATCAGCATCAGACCATGGTCAATGGATGGCAACCATGTCATCGTTTGCCCGCAGAGTGAAGCCTTCATGAGGGACGTTATTGGGTTCAGAGGTGATTGGTTGGCAGAAACTGTGAGCGGATTGAGGTCATACACCAAGCGGGAAATCCGGGTGCGGCTATGGGATCGGAACAAATCGCTTTTGTCAGGGACTCTTGAGAAGGACCTTGTTGGGGCATTTGCTTTGGTGACTTGGTCATCAACGGCGGCAGTTACTGCGGCACTTGAGGGCGTGCCGATTGTTTGTTCTGCAAGTTGCGCAGCGATGCCGTTGTCAGGGCAGATTTATGCATTGCATACGCTCCCAAAACGGAATCGGGAAATCTGGGCAGGAGTCCTTGCGGATAATCAGTGGACACTCGCAGAGTTTCGGAATGGTACAGCTTGGAGGGCGCTGAATGATGGGTGAGTTGGTTCCTCTGTATCGTGAACTCGCGGAGAATGGCGATAATTTTCGTGGCCTTTCTTTGCTGCAATATGCTGCACCCATTCAGGAATTGATTGAACGCAAAGGGGCGCAGACGTTGTTGGACTATGGCTCAGGCAGAGGAGAGGCATACAGCTCATTGTATTTGATTCAGGACTTGTGGGGCGTGCAGCACCCCCACCTTTACGATCCAGCTTTGGCTGAGATTTGTATCCGCCCAGAGCATAGTTTTGACGCAGTACTCTGCTCGGATGTCCTGGAGCATATTCCTGAGAATGAACTAGAGGATGCGATTGCGTATATGATGGATCACTCGCGGCTGTTCATCTGGGCATCCATCTGTTGCCGCCCGGCCAAAAAATGTTTTGCTGATGGCATCACGAATCTGCATGTGACGCTACAGCCATTGTCTTGGTGGCGCGATCTTTTTGCACACCACAAAGACTTGCGAGATTATGATGGTGAGGTTGTTCTGACGGAGACACTGTAGTGGGAATTGGCGACGAAATCATGGCCGCAGGTCAGGCACGGGCGACTCGTGAGCAGACTGGTCGCGCGCCGGCAATCATCGGGCGCAATGGCCGTGCGCGGTGGAGTGACATCTGGCAAGGGAATCCAAACATCAGCCAAATCCGAAATGGCAAGACGCCGACCATCCTGAATGGGCCTGGGGCTAGGCCATACATTGATGGCAAGACGCCGAAATTTTGGGTTTGGAAAAAGTGGGATCGAGTCAAGGGTGACATTTATCTATCTGATGCTGAGTGCGAATTTGCCGCAGCGTATCGGGATTGCGTTATGATTGAGCCAAACACCAAAGTTCAGGATGGGAATAAATCGTGGCCTTGGGATCGCTGGCAAGACTTCGTTTTGCGGGCAGACTCTGCGATTAGATTCATTCAAGTTGGACCGCAAGGGACGCGCAAGTTGGATCGCGTGGAACATGTACGCACAACATTTCGCCAAGGCTGCGCAATACTTGCGGGGGCGCGCTGCTTCATTGGGACAGAAGGGGCGCTGCATCACGCGGCAGCAGCATTGGGGGTCCCTGCTGTTGTCCTTTGGGGCGAGTTCATTTCCCCGGAGTACACTGGGTATCTTGAGCAGCTTAACCTTCGCCATGCTGATCGTGCTTGCGGATCGCGAATCCCCTGCGCCACTTGCCGCAAGTCGATGGAGGCGATCAGCACAGATGAGGTGCTGGAGAATTTTGAGAGGGCAACATGAAGCAACATCAAGGCGTTTGGCTTCCGGACGGCGAAACGCATCTGACGAGATGGATGACCAGGAGCGGAGAATTGGTTGATGGGGTCGGGACATATCAGATCAAGAAACTCCGTGAAGTTGTCAGCTATTGCAAGCAGTTTCGCTCTGTGGTCGATGTCGGTGCGCATTGCGGACTCTGGTCAATGCAATTGGCAAAATTTTTCTCGACAATCCACGCCTTTGAGCCTGTTGCAGAACATCGCGCCTGTTTTCTGCGTAATGCACCTCCTCGATTCAGCTTGTATCCTTGCGCACTTGGTGATCATGAGGGGCTGGTGTCAATTCATACTGCTCCAACAAGCTCTGGAGATTCATGGGTTGACCCGGATGTGGCAGGTGAGGTCCCGCTCAGGACGTTAGATTCATTTCACCTTATTGCGGTTGACCTCATTAAACTAGACTGTGAGGGCTACGAATTATTTGCCTTGCGAGGAGGCGAGGAGACGATCATCAGCAATCAACCAGTGATAATCGTTGAGCAGAAACCTGGCCGCGCACAGAAGTTTGGGCTGGGGGAGAGGGATGCCTTGCCGTATCTTGAGGGGCTTGGATACCGTCTTGCCAAGGAACTTTCTGGGGACTTCATTATGGTTCCTGGCGAGAAGGGGCTGAGGGATTGACTATAAACCAAATTTTGACACATGAAATCGGGCCACTACACAATTCTATGGACAATCAGGCTATACCCCTAGCCTAGATGACATGGCAAAGCCTCTAATGGGCCAAAATCAAATGCGCGTGTATATTGGATGGGATGATCGAGAGCGTGATGCTTATGCCGTTGCGGAACGAACCGCAAGTGCATTTGGCTGCCTCACTTTGCCTCTGTATGAGGCGCGACTGCGGCAATCAGGATTGCTGACCCGTGCCGTGGATCGGCGACATCCGGATGGAGGCGATGGGAAATTTTGGGCTTGGGACTTCAACAGCAGCGCGCCGCAATCGACGGAATTCGCAATCAGTCGTTTTTTCGTCCCATTGCTAGGCCATTCCGGACTTTGTTTGTTTGTCGATGCTGATGTGGTATTCCTAGAGGACCCTCACGAATTGTTGGCAATGGCGGACCAAAGCAAGGCGGTGCAGGTCGTCAAGCATGAGCCGATGAAGGCAAGCGGGGTGAAGATGGATGGGCAAATTCAAACAAATTACCGGCGCAAGCTTTGGTCATCGGTCATGCTCTGGAACCTCGATCATGAGGCGAATCGTCGCATCACATTGGACATGCTTAACAACTGGCCTGGGCGTGACCTTCATGCATTTGGCTGGCTTTCTGACGATGAAATTGGAGGCCTTCCTCCAGAAGCTAATTGGCTCGTTGGTTTGCAAGATAAGCCTGCCCGCCCAATGATTGCGCATTACACCCTTGGCACCCCGAATCTGCCAGGCCTGGAAAATAGTGAACACGCCGATATTTGGCGGGAACATGCGAGCCAAATATGACGCCAAATTCATTCTATTCTGATAGCCTGTTTCGTCGCAGCCTTCGTGTTGTTGTTGCGACAGCGGGTGAGCAGGTTTCCATAGATGAAGCGCGCGGGCATCTGCGTCTTGACAACTATGGCAGTCCGCCTGCGCATCCGGATGATTCGTTGCTGGAGCAAATCTACATACCTGCAGCCCGACGTATCTGTGAGGGGCTGTCCGGACGCGCATTGGTCCCGCAGACATATGAATTGGGAATTGGCAGATTCCCTTGCGCAGGCATGACTTATCATCGGGCAGGGGTGCGCCTGCAAATTGGCCCGGTCACTAGCGTTACGTCGGTCAAGTATGACGATTCCAATGCGGTAGAACAGGAATTGCTGACGGCTGATTACTTGTTGGACAGCTACACAGAACCGGGCTACATCTATCCTGCAATCAATTCTGCTTGGCCGACAACAGGGCAGACCCCGAATGCCGTGCGGATTCGTTTTGAGGCAGGCTATGATCTTCCATCCGCCAGCCCACAAGATAATCCTTTGCCGCAGGAATACAAGGCCGCAATCCTTTTGGTCATGGGGCACTTGTATGAAAATCGCGAGCAGACTACCGTACTGAAATTGGAGGAACTCAAGCTTGGGGTCCATCAACTGCTCGGGCTGGATGCTCTGCGGAAGGGGTTTGCGTAATGGAAGCTGGACGCCTCCGCCATCAGATAACAATTCAGACTGCGACGCAGACGCAGGATGCGACAACGGGTGAACTTGTCACCACTTGGCAAACGCTGGGCACCTGTCGCGCGGCAGTGGAACCTCTGAAGGGACGGGAGGCAATTTTTGGCAATCAAGTCATCGCAGAGATGGACACAAGAATAATTGTGCGCTGGTCAAATCTAACGTCGCAGATTACTGCACTCCACCGAATCGTGCATCAGGGTTTCCTATTCAATGTTGTCAGTGTTGCTAATCTGAAGATGGGGCAGCGGGAAATTGAGATCATGGCCAAGAGCGGGGTGAATGATGGCTAAGAGAAGCGCAGTGCGCATTGATGTGGCAGGCCTAACGGAACTCGGCAAGACCATGCTTGAACTCAAGGACAATGTTTCCAAACGCCTCATCCGCAAAGCAGTCAAGGCAGGATCAGAACTTGTCGTTCAGGCGGCAAGAACGCAGGCTGAAAAAAGTTCTCGCACAGGCGCAATGAGGGCGTCAATTGGCAGCCGCCGCGATGTTCGCGAAAGTCGAGTGGGGGTCGAGGTGCGCGCAGTTGGCATATTC